CGTCAACCCTGCCGCAAACGCCGGCCTGGTCGAAGGTCTCAAGGGCCTGTTCAACCCCGGCCCGACCATCAGCCGTCAGTTCAAGAGCGGCATGATGGGCGAAGGCGTGCTCGGCTACGACGAAATCAACATGTCGCAGTCGATCAAAGTCCACGCCTACGGCACCCGCGCCGCCACCGGCGCTACCGTGACCACCACGGTTGCCACTCAAGGCGCGTCGACCATTGCCATCACCGGCTCCGGCTCGCAAATCATCAACAAGGGCGACACCTTCACGATCGCCAGCGTGTTCGCGGTCAACCCGCAGACCCGCGAAAGCACCGGTCAACTCCAGCGTTTCGTCTGCACGGCCACCAACACGGCCTCGGGCGGTGCCTACACCTCGGTCGCTATCTCGCCGCCGATCTACACGTCGTCCGAGGCTCTGGCCACGGTTACCGCGTTCCCGCAGTCCGGCGCTGCCATCATCTTTGATGGTGTCGCTTCGACCTCGGCTCCGCAGAACCTGATCTACCACAAGGACGCCTTCTCGTTCGCCACCGCCGACCTCCTGCTCCCGCAGGGCGTCGACATGGCCTCGCGTCAGGTCCACAACGGCATCTCCATGCGCATCGTTCGTGATTACGACATCAACAACGACCGTATGCCCTGCCGCATCGACGTCCTCTACGGCTACGCCGCCATTCGTCCCGCCGCTGCCACCCGGCTGCTCGGCTAACCCCCTCCCGAAGGAGAGACAACTATGACTATCTCGAACATCGGCGGCGGGTTTCAGATCGGCGACGGCAACCTCAACGAGGTTGTTCTCTCCGTCGTTCCCGCTCCGCCCGCCGCCACCGTCACCGCCACCCTCTCGGTGGCGCAAATCACCAGCGGCATCCTTCTTGGCAGCCCCGGCACTTCCGCTGCGGCCTACACCCTGCCGACCTGCGCCACCCTCGACGCAGCCCTCGGCAACGCCAAGATCGGCTCGTCGTTTGACCTCGCGGTCATCAACGTCGACGGTTCGTCCTCGGGTGTCATCACCATGACGACCAACACCGGCTGGACCCTCGTCGGTCTGATGACCGTCGTGGCCACCGCTGGCACCGCCCAGGCTTTCCGCGCTCGCAAGACTGGCGACGCAACCTGGACCCTGTACCGCATCGCGTAACGCCTACCCCGCCCCGCCTTAACCGGCGGGGCGGCACTACCCTTGCCAACGACAGGACGACAGCATGACGACCGCAGGAGACATCATCTACGGCGCGCTCCGGCTGATCGGTCAACTGGCCGAGGGCGAGGTTCCGTCGGCGGACACGGCGCAGGACGCGCTGGCCGCGATGAACATGATGATAGATAGCTGGAGCACCGAAAGGCTCGCTGTCTACGCCACCCAAGACCAGACATTTACATGGCCCGCAGGGCAGGCGACCCGCACGCTTGGGCCGACCGGCAACTTCGTCGGCCTGCGCCCCGTGCTGCTCGACGACGCCACCTACTACGTCGACCCGGAGGGCTTGGCGTTCATGCCCGCCATTATCAACGAAGCGGAATACAACGCCATCGTCCTCAAGACGGTGACGAGCACCTATCCGCAGGTCATTTACGCTGAGGCGACAAACCCGAACGCAACATACACGGTCTACCCGGTGCCGACGCAGGCGCTGGTGTGGCATTTCATCTCGGTGCTGGAGCTGGCGCAGCCCGCGACGCTCGGCACGGAACTGGTCTTCCCGCCGGGCTACCTGCGCGCCTTCCGCTACAATCTGGCCTGCGAGCTGGCTCCGGAGTTCGGCGTCGAGCCGTCGCCGCAAGTGACCCGCGTTGCCATGGTGTCCAAGCGGAACCTCAAGCGGATCAACAATCCGGGCGACATCATGGCCATGCCGTCCGGCATCATGGGTTCGCCAGGGCGCTACAACATCTACACCAACCAGCCGAACTGACGTGAAGAGCCCCATTCTAGGATCCAGCTATGTCGTCCGCAGCGTCAACGCTGCCGACAACCGCATGGTCAACCTGTATCCCGAGGTCATGACCGAGGGTGGGCTGGAGGCGGCGTATCTGCAACGGTGCCCCGGCCTGCGGTTCATCTCGACCGTCGGCGCAGGCCCCATCCAAGGGCTTTGGTCGAACGGCAACACCGGCTACGTCGTGTCGGGCCAGTCGTTCTACTCGGTCACGTCCGCCGGCGTCTCAACGCTGATCGGCACCGTCACGAACAGCGGCCCGGTGTCGATGGCCGACAACGGCACGCAGTTGTTCATCGCTGCCGACCCCAAAGGCTACATCTACAACTTCGACACCGGCGTGCTGGCCGAGATCACCGACGAGGATTTTCCGGGTGCCAGCACCGTCGCCTATCTCGACGGCTATTTTGTCTTCACGGAACCCAACTCGCAGCGCATCTGGGTCACCACTTTGTTCGACGGCAACAGTGTAGATCCGCTTGACTTCGCCAGCGCCGAGGGTGCGCCTGACGACGTGGTCGGTCTGGTCGCCAACCACCGCGAGGTGTGGGTGCTGGGCACCAACTCGACCGAGGTCTGGTATAACTCCGGCGACGCTGACTTCCCGCTGGCCCGCATCCAAGGGGCTTACAACGAGGTCGGCTGCGTCGCGCCTAACTCGATCGCCAAGCTGGACAACAGCATCACTTGGCTAGGACAGGACGCCCGTGGGCGCGGTATCGTCTACCGCGCCAACGGCTATCAGGCCGAGCGCATCTCGACGCACGCCGTCGAGTACGCCATCCAGAGCTACACCGACATGACGGACGCGGTGGCCTACTCCTACCAACAGGACGGCCACGAGTTCTACGTCCTCAACTTCCCGCTGGCCGACACGACGTGGGTGTTCGACGCCGCGACGCGGGCGTGGCATGAGCGGCGCGGCCTCAAGAACGGCGTGTTCACGCGGCATCGGTCCAACTGCTTTGTCAACTTCAACGGGCTGCTGGTCGTCGGCGACTTCGAGAACGGCAACCTCTACGAACTGGACCTCGACACCTACGCCGACAACAGCTTGGTCCAGAAGTGGCTGCGTCGGTGGCGGGCGCTGCCGACCGGCGGCAACGACTTCAAGCGCACCGCGCACCACGCCCTGCAACTGGTCTGCGAGACGGGCGTCGGCCTGACCGGCTACGTCGACGACGAGCCGCTGATGGTCGAGACGGGCGTCGAGCTGCTGGTGTCGGCGGGCGTCCCGCTGTTGCTGGGCTATACGGTCCTTGAGGGTGCCGACCCGCAGATCATGCTGCGCTGGTCCGACGACGGCGGGCACACCTGGTCGAAAGAGCACTGGCGGTCTATGGGGCCGATCGGCCAGTCCTCGACGCGCGTCATCTGGCGTCGGCTGGGTATGACCGACAAGCTGCGCGACCGTGTCTACGAGGTGTCGGGCACCGCTGCCGTCAAGGTGGCGATCATGGGTGCCGAGCTGACCGTGAGCGGCACCAATGGCTGACATCACCTCGATCCCCGCCGCGCGCGTCCCGGTGCTGGAGCCAGGCACAGCGATCATGTCGCGCGAATGGTATCGGTTCCTGTTCAACCAGTTCAGCCAGACCGGCAGCGGCACCACCGACATCTCTATCAGCGACCTTGCCCTTGCGCCGTTCAGCGGTGCCGAGGCCGAGGCGATGATGGACTTGCTGCGCGCCGACGTGCAGGGGCTGTTGTCCGCCCCGCCGACCTATCGCCCGGTTCCGCGCCGTGCTGCGTACGCCAGCAGCGCCACGCAGACCGCGTCGGCCAATACCGCTACGGCGGTGACGTTCAACACTACGATCTTTACGAACGGCGTCGATCTGGCGTCGTCTTCGCAGGTGTCGCCTGGCCAAGCGGGCGACTACCTCGTCAACTACCGGGTGCAGCTCGACAAGACGTCCGGTGGCGACAGCCCTGCGTGGGTGTGGCTGCGCAAGAACGGCGTCGACTTGGCCAACACGACGGCGCACTGGCACGTCAAGGGTAACAATGCCGAGGCGTTGCTCTCTACCGGTGTCATGCTCCAGCTAGGGCAAACGGACTATCTACAACTGATGTGGGCAACGACGGATGTCAATGTTATCCTGCTCGCTCCTCCGGCTACCGCTTATTCGCCCGCAGGCCCGTCGGCGCTTTTGAACATCATACAGGTTGACCCATGACCGTATTCCTCTCGCCTCTCGCCGGCGCTGGCCAACAGTTCCTTGACAACTCCGGCAACCCGCTGACCGGCGGGCTTCTCTACACCTACACGGCAGGCACGACGACGCCCGCCAATACCTATACGTCGTCGTCAGGCGTCACGGCGCACAGTAACCCGATCATCATGGATGCTGCCGGGCGGCTGGAGAGCGAGGTGTGGTTGACCGGCGAGGTCGCCTACAAGTTCATCCTGCGCGACAGCGCAGGTGCGCTGCTCGGCACCTACGACGACATCTACGGCATCAACGACGTCAGCGCGACGGGTGTGCCGTGGTCGGAGATCACCGCCACCCCGACGACCCTAGCGGGCTACGGCATCACCAACGGCCTGTCGACCACCGTCGCTGCGGCCACCTACGCGCCGATCAACAACGCGGCGCTGACCGGCACGACGACGATCCAGGATGCGGCTGCAGCTTCGTTCACGGCGGGCTATCTCGACGTGCCGCAGAGCCTCAAGGTCGCCAACTACCAACTGGTGCTGGCCGACCGGGGCAAGTCCGTGGTGATGAACGGCACGTCGCTGACGCTGACCGTCCCCGCCAACGGCGCGGTGGCGTTCCCGATCGGCACGGCTATCGTCGTCATCAACATCGCCGCCACGTCGCTGTCGGTGGCCATCACGACCGACACGATGACGCTGGTCAACTCGACGACCACCGGCACCCGCACGCTGGCGCAGAACGCCATGGCCACGCTGGTCAAGGTCGGCGCAACGAACTGGATCATCGCCGGGCTGGGGGTCACCTGATGGCTGGCGTCATCGCCGTCATGGCGGGCCTGAGTGTGCGGACCGCCCCCACGCTGGTCATTTTCGACTTTTCGTCGGGGTCGGGCACCGTCACGATCCCCGCGTCGCCAATCAGCGCGGTCATCGAGGTGTGGGGCGGCGGCGGCGGAGGCGGGTATGGCCTTGAGGGCGTCGGCGATAACGGCGGCGGCGGCGGCGGTGCGGGCGGCTACAGCAAGACCACGATCGCATCCTTGACTGGACAGGGTGGCAAGACCATCCTCTACACCGCAGGCGTGGGTGGCACAGGATCCAACACCCCAGACCCCGGCAACACGGGAGGCACCTCGTCGGTGTCAAGCGGGACGTATACGATCACGCCGATGGTTGCGGCGGGCGGCGGCGGCGGCACCTCGGACGCTAACACCATCCAAGGCCAAGGCGGCACCGCCTCCGGCGGCTCCGATACCAACACGACGGGCATCGGCGGCAACTTCCTGACGCGGACAGGGGCTGCGGCCACGTCGGGTGTCGCGGGGCTGCAAGGGGGCGCCGGCGGCGACGGCGGCTTGCCCACCATTGGCGGCGACCGTGGCGACCCCGGCCTGCCGGGTCGCGTCCGCTTCGTCTTCACGATATAGGAGGGCCGCATGGCCGTTTACGTTCGCGTCCTCATCCCGTCCAAGACGGCAGAGAACACCCAGACAACGCAATACACCTCTACGGCGGTGACCACGATCATCGACAAGTTCACGGCCACCAACTACAGCGCCAGCGCCGCGACGCTGTCGGTCAACCTCGTGACGTCGCTGGACAACCCCGGCAACGCCAACCTCGTGGTCAAGACGGTGTCGATCCAGCCGGGGCAGACCTACCTGTTCCCGGAGCTGATCGGCCATGTGCTGCTGCCGGGTGGGTTTGTCTCGACGATCGCCGGCACCGCAACCGCCATCAGCATCCGCGCCAGTGGGAGGACCATCTCGTGATCGACATGTTGGAAGAGCATTTCACCAATACACTGGACCTGCCGTCCGCCGCAGTCGATTGGCTGTTGGACCTGTGGCAGGTCATCCAGGTGTTCGACGACGCCCACGATGGCGACCCTGTGGGTGACGTGATGCCTGCGCTGTGGGCCTCGCTGGTGTCGATGCCGAGCAATCCGTTCTACGTCGCCAACGCTGCTGCGCTCCAGTCGAGCGTCGCCACCGCCATCCTGAAATGGCACGCTGCCAACGAGGCCGAGGACGCCGGCGAGGCCGACGAGCGGTCGTTCGTGTGGCGCGCGGCCTACTACGACGTGGTGTTGCTGGTCGTCCTGCTCTGCTATGGACAGACCGAGGCGCTGCGGCTGGCACCCGTCGTCATGCTGATG